CTTTATTCAAGACTGTTCAACCTGGGCCAAGGCGTTTCATGCCGCGGCAGGCGAGATCGGCGAGCGGATTATGACCAGGGATGACGGCAAGGATATCCATGTATATGATGTCCCGTTTGATAGCGGATATCATATACAAACGTTTAGTTCAAATCCGCGCACCTTGCGAAGCAAAGGCAGGCCAAGGGAAAGGCTGATTATAGATGAGGCGGCGTTCGTTGATGACCTGGCCGAATTGCTCAAGGCGGCAATTGCTATGACCGTGTGGGGAGGCACGGTGCATATTTTAAGCACCCATAATGGTGATGACAACCCATTCAATGGTCTTATTCAGGATGCCAGGGCGGGCAAAAACGATTATTCAGTGCATCGAGTAACCCTGGATGACGCGTTAAAGGCAGGATTATTCCGCCGGATCTGTGAGGTCGGCAACAGGGAATGGAGCATGCAGGCGGAGATGGACTGGAGAGCCGCTTTAATCCGACGGTATCACCCTAACGAGGATGAAGAATTATTTGTTATTCCGGCTTTCGGGGGCGGAGCGTACCTTCCGCGTGAATTGGTGGAGGCATGCATGGTCGAAGGACCGCTGCTTCGGTTTGACGGCAGCCGGTCATTTAACCTGGCTCATGAGTCGATGCGACGGGCTATTGTCAATGACTGGATTAAAGATGTTGTTCGTTCCGAGCTGGATAAACTGGATGATGAGCGGCGCCATGTTTTCGGCATGGATTTCGCCAGAGTAGGCGATATGACCGATATCGTACCACTCGAAATCGGCGCCACTTTGCACAAGAGGTGGCCGTTTCTTATTGAGCTGCATAACGTGCCGTACAGGCAGCAGGCTCAGGTAATGCTCACAGTGGGTAATGCATTGCCGAGGTTTGCAGGATGCTCAATAGACGCGGGAGGAAACGGAGGATATGTAGCTGAAGAGGCGCGCGATGCGTGGGGCGAATTCCTGGTTGATGAAGTTCATTTCACGGAGCAATTTTACCGGGAAGAGTTCCCCAAGTATAAGGCCGGTTTTGAGGACCGCAATATCACTATCATTCGGCATGATGATGTGCTGGAAGATCATAGGGCCATAAAAATCGTGCGGGGTGTGCCCCGTTTGCCGGAGGGCAAGACGGATAAGAAAGGTGAGCGGCATGGTGATAGCGCAATCGCGGGGTTGCTGGCTGATTTTAGGAGTCGACAAGATGCGGTCCCTGCAGCTTGCGCGGGCGCAGAGCCGGCAAAGCATGACAGCGTGACGGGTAAAAAACCGGGGATCGCCGCGAGACGAGGCGGATTCTTCGGACGCTTCGCACGCAGAGCGCATGGAGTAGAGCGCAGGGCGGCATAGAGCAAAACCCGGATTCCCCGGTCACGCCGGGGAATGACGATGGCACTGAAAGGCGATGATATGGGGCTGAGACAGAGGATAGTGAAAATGATCGCTCCGGGCATGTACAGCGCGGAGGCTGTGAGGGAGGTTGTAAAGGAAGAGATTCAAAGGGTGAGGATGTCGCTGCCTTTGACGGCCAATTATGATCCGCATAACGAAGGATACAGGAGGCTTTCGGCGGACGGACAATTAAAGCGGAACCTGGGCCATATCGATCAGAGCAGAATGTTCGAGATCGCCTATTATATGTTTGATTCATCGGCCATGACAAAGGGCATGGCGGCTATGGATAAGGCGTTTTTATTCGCTGAACCGATAACGGTAACCTCTGACGATGAGGATGTTAAAGAGATACTGGAACGATTCTGGAAAGATCCGGACAATAAACTGGATCAGGAATTTCCGGATCTGATGATGTGGATGAGCCTGCTGGGAGAGCAGTGCTGGCCGGTGAATGTGAACCCGCATAACGGCCATGTGACGCTTGAATACGTGGACCCGGCGAGCATAAAAGAGGTGCTGGTAAACAGGCAGAATGTTCGGCAGTCAGTGCGGGTTGACCTGTTGGGATCGACCGGCAGAGACGGGCGCAGAATGGCGGTTATCCGGCAGGATAAAAACGGAAGGTCCGGGACTTATGGCAGGCTGGTGGGAGATTGTTTCTTTTTCGCGATCAATCATCCGCCGAACTCGCCCAGGGGCCGATCCGATTTCCTGACATTATTCGACTGGATAGACGGCCTGGAAAGGTATGGCTACAACTACCTGGAGCGCGCGGAGTTCATGCTCAATTTTGTGTGGGATGTTCTTTTGAAGGGGATGACCGAGGAACAGATAAAGGAATGGCTTAGAGATAATCCGCCTCCGGAGCCGGGATCGGTAAGGGCGCATAACGAGAACGTCGAATGGGGTGCCGTGGCGCCGGACCTTAAAGCGGTGGACGCGAGCAAGGGCTTCGATATGACGAAGAGCTTTATCATGGGCGCGGCCAGGAGGCCGGACTCATGGTTCGGCGGTGGCGGCAAGGCGTATCAGACAGAGGCGGAGCAATTCGGCCAGGTACCCATAAAAGACCTGGATGATAGGCAGAGATACGCTAAGGCAATCGCGACTCAGCTTTGCCAGTTCCAGATCGACCAGGCCGTTATCGCGGAAAGATTAAGTGACGAAAAAGCGAAGGCGGGGTTTAACTTAATCTTCCCGGAGATTTCAAAGAAGGATTTGACCGGCCTGATTAACGGGATACCGCAGTTGGCGACGGCCTTGAGCATCGCGGAAGACAAGGGATGGGTGAGCCATGAAACGGCAACTAAGATATTCGCGATGGTGGCCGGGCAGATAGGGGCTGATATTAACGTGGAGGAGGAGCTGAAAAAGGCCAAGGTCAGGAGCGAGAACGAAGGGAAGGAAGACTACGTAGATTGACGATTGAATATTGAAGATTGAAAAAATCAAGGAGGATGTCATGGGCAAAGACCAACGAGGGCAACAAAACGGAACAGGGCCGTTTAAAGGCAGCTATCAGGACCGGACAGCACGGGTCGGACGAAAGCAGCAAGCAGGACAGCCGTGCCCGGCTAAAGAGCAGGTTAAAGGGAAATAGGCTACAGGCTATTAGGAAAAGCCAAAAAGATGAACCCGGAAAAGGCGATAAAGAGAGAGATCGATAAGCTACTGAAGGCGGCGGACAAGGCCAATGACGCGGCGGCCAGGCGCGTGATAAAACAACTCGCGGAAGCCCGCAAAGAAGTGGCTGCCGCCGTGGCGTCGACCGAATGGAAGTTATATCACCTGCCGCAATTGAAGGCCGCGACGTCAAGGGCTTTGACCGAGTTCGGGAGACAGTTCGGAGTGGAAGTAAAGAATATCCAGCAGGAAGGCTGGGAGTACGGCATGGACATTGTGGATAAGCCGCTCAGGACAGTCGGCATTATTCAAGCCATACCCGAGATAGACATCCAGGCGCTGACGGCGTTGCAGGAGTTCGGGCTGGACAAGGTGGAAGGCTTGGCGATGGACGCGGTCAAGAAGATCAATAACGAGATCTCGCTGGGATTGATGGGAGAGAAATCGCCTTATGAAGTGATGAAAGCCGTGGGCCGAAACCTGAAAGATAAAAGTGTCTTTACCAGCCTGACAAAGAGAGCGGAGACGATCGTTAAAAACGAGGCAGGCCGGGCGCTCGAAAAGGCGAGCCAGCTAAGAAAAGAAGCGGCGGCAAAGGTTGTGCCGGGACTGCAAAAACAATGGTATTACGGCCACTCACCGAAGATGCCAAGGCTGGACCACTTAGTAGCAGCAGAGAGATATGGACCCGGCGGAGATCCGGGGCCGATACCGGTTGATGAGGCGTTCATGGTCGCAGGAGAAGCCCTGATGTTTCCCAGGGACCCGGCGGGGTCGGCGGCTAATACGATCAACTGCGGGTGAACGAGCATACCGTATCATCCCAGGTGGGAGGAAGCGACGGAAAGAAAGGCTGTAGGTATTTAGGCTGAAGGCTGAAGGCCGAAGATCATTAATAAATAATTGGCAATAAAGGAGGATAGACCGATGGCGGAAGATAAAAAATTAGAGGCAAGGGTAAAGGAGCTGGAGACGAAAAACAAGGAGCTCGAGGCTGAAAACAAAAAGCTCAAGACTGATAACAGGAAGCTAGGGGAGGACTTCTTAAAGTTGCAAACCGAAAAAGCGGAACTTGAAAAACAGCTAGCGAAGGAACCCAATAAAAACGCCCCCGGACCTCCGGACGAAGAGGAACAGCTGAGCAAGGCGGATCTGGTGCTGATCGAGCAGGGCTGCAAAGCGTATGGCATTGATCCTAAATTCCTGTTCAATGCCAGGATTGACCGTGAGACGGGCGAGGCCGTGATCCTGACGAACGGCGGGGAAAAGGTAAGATACTTAAAGGGCATGGAAAAGGAAGAAGGATTTCAGCAGATCGAGCAGATCCGGATAGACGGCATTGTAAGAAAAAAGCCCAGGGTTGTAGCGGGCAAGAAGAAAAAATAAAGGCTATAGGTATTTAGGCTGAAGGCTGAAGGGGGAAAGTAAAAAACTGG